CCGCTCGACGAGCCCCACGCCTTACTCCACCCTCGCGCCGCGCTTGGAGCCCTCCACGAACCCGACGATGAACGCCGAGCAGGTCCACGCGACCAGGAACCACACGAGCCCGATCAGCCGGCCGAGCAGGTACGGCACGACAGCGACGAGGCCCTTCGCAGCCTTCGCCGGCGTCAGCGCGTGAGCCTGCTCGCCGATGGAACTCAGGACCCGGTCGAACCCCTTGGCCTGCGCCACGTTCAGCCTCCGATCACCATCGCGAACTGCTCGCCCTTGTGGTTCGTCCGGTGCCACATCGCCCGCTCGTAGGCGATCACCGCGGCCGTCGCGAGGTTGATACGGCGGACCGAGTCCCGGCCCTCCTTCACGATGTAGGCGCCGTCGACCGTCTCCTTGAGCGTGGCGTTGTGCAGATGCCGGGCGAGCACCTCGTTCCCGTCGTGTGTGAGGTCCTGCCCAGACGTGACCGCTGCGTAGAACCGCGCGCACGCCTGCACCATCCGCTTCGGTGCGTTCGTCGGGAAGTCGACGACCACGTCCCCGTACAGCTCCGCCCAGCCTTCGATCTCCGAGCTCCAGCGCGTCGGATCGCACGCGAGCTCGAGAACCTCGTAGCTCGCCATCGCATCGGCGACCGCGGCGTCCACGGTCGCCGACGGGATCCGCCAGTCCCGCGCGAGATCTCCCGGCGGCGCGTCCCATTCCCCGAGTACGAACTCGTGCCCGTCGAGCGTGCAGCCGACGAGCCCAGCCGAGCGGTGGTCGTAGGACCCGTCGAACCCGAGGACGATCTCGCTTCCCGCGGGCCGGCGCTTCTTCTCGAGCAGCTCCCACTTACCCCCGGGGAGCCACGCCTCCGACCAACGGTTCGGTCGGTTCGTCCACACGCGCTCCCAGTAACGGCGATCGGTCGTCGGGTCCTGCCAGAGCTGGACGATCCCGTTGATGTCGCGCCACCTGGCGGCGTCCCCCGAGGCCTCGACGACCGCCGCGCGCGCCCCCTTCAGCGTGTTCAGGTTGTGCTTGTCGGAGGCCTGGCGGTGGAAGAAGAAGAGCGACGAGTCCTTCACGCGCCCCTCGTGGACGGCCCTCGCATACTCGAGGGTGTCCTCGGCGACCGATCCTTCCCCGAGCATCGGCGACGTCGTCGTCTCGAGCGACCACGGATCGGCCATCTTCCGCTTCGGGATGTTCGCGAGCATCGTCTGGTGAGCCCGTTTGTGGCGCGGCAGGACCAGGCGGTGCGTCTCGTCGAAGTGCTGGAACGTCGTCAGCGCGCCGTCTCGTGCGTTCGGCGCCGAGGCCAGCGGGACCGCCTTCCCGTCCCCGCTGATCCGCATGATGCGCTCGAGCCCGATGTCGAAGTCGTCGGCGAGCGGGCCTTCCCCGAGGACCACCATGAGGGCCGCGTAGGCGAGGTCCTCGGTCTGCTCCTCGGTGTAGGCGACCATCGGGATGTACGGGCTCTCGACCGGTGCCCCGACCGGCACCCAGATTCGACCTTCCTTCCGCCACCCGTCGCAGCGAACCGGGGCCTCGTCGTGGAGCTCGCAGGCCGCCAGCCATGCCGCCTTCTCGGTCTTCGCGAGCCCCTTCGCGAGCGAGATCCCGACCCGCTTGAAACGCCGACGCCCAGCGAGCGGGTGATCCTTCGGGTACACCTCGTACATCCGGTAGATCAGGCCGCGGGTCTCATCGTCGACGTGGGCCGGCTGGCCGCGGATGTCCCCCGGGCCGTGCACGAGCGCGTCCTCGATGTGGTCGACGACCTGCGGTCCGAGGGTCGGCCAAGGCCGCGCCTCGATCGGCGGAACGATGAACGTGGTCACTGCACGACGGATAGCCGCTTACGCGGGTCAGCCTGAGCCTTCCGAGCGCCCTTGCCCGTCGCCGGCGAGGCCGGCTGGGAGCGCTTCCGGCCCTTCTCCTGGGCCTCCTCGGCCCGCTCGATCTCCCACTGGAGCCGCCGACGGTCGATCGGGGTGAGCCCGAAGCACTGTCGCTGCAGCCGGATCTCGGCCGCAAGCGCCGCGTTCGGCTCGTACCAGAAGGCGTCGACGAGTGTGGCCAGGATGAACAGGCCGTGCACATCGGACTCGTCGAACTCCGGGGCCATCGGCGAGTGCCAGGTATCGCTCCACCAGCGCAGCGTCAACGGGTGCCAGCTCGTGCCCTCGGTCGCCTCGGGCAGCGGCGGGACGACGACGCTCGAGGCGTCGGGCTTCTGGAGCTTCGCCGACGTCGCCGACTTGTTCCGGCGCTGCCGAGTCGCCGCCCGCTTCGGAAGGGGCCCCGCCATCGGCTCAGGTCCCGACCCGTACACCGGCTGGGAACCCGTACATCGAGGCCCCCAACCCGTACGCGGATTTTTCGGGCTGCCGAGGGGTCTTGGTGAGTGAGCGCACAGAGATTCGACCCCCCCTACCCCTGGACCCGTCGAGCTCGGCGGCGTCGACGCTGCTCGGCGGCCGTCTTCTCCCGGTGATGCTGGCGGCATAGCGACTGGAGGTTCGAGGCGTCGTCGGACCCACCGTCAGCCCTCTCGATCACGTGATCAACCTCGACTGCCGGCCGACCACAGACCCGGCAGTTCGGCTCCCGCTTCAGGTGTCGACGTCGACGTCGCTGCCAGTCCGCCCCATATCCCCGATCTGCCGGCGGCGTGGTAGGCCACCGTGCCCCGAGCGTCTGGCCGCAGCCTGGGCATGGAGCTCCTCGACGGACCGGGGTGCCGCAGGCCTGGCAGGGCTTCGGCCTAGCCACCGAGGCTCGAGGCGATCGAGGCGTCACCCTCTCGCCCACCTGCCAGGGCCGCGTCTCCCTCTCGAAGCGAGGCTGTGGCCGCGTCCCCCTCGGACAGATACACCGCACCGACGCCGCCGATGATCGACGGAGCGAGCAGCTGGAGCGCGAGCGACAGGGCCGCAGGCTCGATCTGCTGCTGAACCTCGGGCGAGAGCAGCGCAAGCGCCAGGCCGAGCGGTGTCGGCTCAACCGCTTGCGCGATCTCGGGTGGCAGGAGCGCCAGGCCGAGAGCGAGCGCTGCCGGTGAGACGGTCTGTGCTCCGGCCTGCGTGAGCGTCGGGGCGAGCAGGGCCAGACCGAGGGCCACCGCGGCCGGTTCGACCGATTGCTGTACTTCGGGGGCCGGGAGCCCGAGCGCGAGCGCCAGGGCGGTTGGTTCGATCGCCTGCGCGATCTCCGGTGCGAGCTGCGTCAGGCCGAGTGCGAGAGCCGCCGGGGAAACCGTCTGCGCGCCGCCAGCCGTCGTGATCGTCGGAGCGGGTGCCGCCAGCGCCAGGGCCAGCGCGGCCGGTTCGACGGACTGCTGGACCTCCGGTGCCAGCGTCGAGAGGCCCAGAGGAAGCGCGGCCGGTTCGATCGAGATCGCGACCTCAGGGGCCAGCACCGCCATCGCGAGGCCGAGGGCACCGGGACGGACCTGCTGCTGGACCTCGGGTGTGACCTGAGCGAGAGCGAGCGACAGGGGCGCAGGAGACACCGTCTGACTGGCTGCACCCGCCTGCTGCTGCGCGCTCTCAGCGAGGCCCTGATACCACCACACGGCTTAGGTGACCTTGCGGATCGACCAGGGGAAGGCGCGTCCCGTTCCTGCTGTCTGCTTGATCGTCACCGCCCACCCGTGCTTTAGCCGGAGCGCAGGCGTCACGAACGCTTCGGACTGCGCGTCGGCCAGCGTCGTGAAGAAGACGAGCCGTTGCGTTCCGGTCGAGATCACCTTCTCCTTGATCCGGATCTCGAGGTCGTCGTCCTGGGCCATCGCGAGCGGATCGAGGAAGAACTGCATCACACAGTTCGTCGTTTCGGGGTTCGTCGCATTGAGCGTGTGCTCGGTCGCGATCGTCGCCGTCTGCGTGCCCTCCTCCTCGGCGAACGCCACGTCAGCTCACCCTTTCCATGAAGAGGCTGTCCTGGATGCGCCAGGTGTGGCCGCCCAGACAGGTCAAGGTCTCGTCGACCTCCATGTGGATGTGCCCTCCGACCGCGCTGTCCTTCGACACATCCGTATCTGGCTTCACGTGGATGTCGAGCTTGCCGAGGAGCAGGCCGTCGATCGGGCAGAGGAGCTCGCCGAGCGCCATGTCAGCTCACCGCGTGGATCGCCACGCCATAGCCCGCGTCGTTCGCCCCACTGTTCGAGGCCCTTGCCGCAAGCCTCGTCCCTGAGGGGATGTCCTGGAAGGTCGCCAGGCTCGGGTTCGGGCCGTCCATGAACTCGTTACCGTCGGTGTTGAACCACCACGACCCGATCTCGTCCTCGGCCGCAGCGGCACCGATCCCGAGGTCGACCTGCAACACGCGGTTATTGACCGTCGTGTCGGCCTGCGGCTGGAAGCTCGGCAGCAGGGCGAAATGGTCAGACGTCGTCGAGGCCACCACCTGCGTCCACGCGCCCTCCGCGCCAGATGCGCCCGGCGTGATGGAGGTCCCGTTCGGGACGGTGACGCCGTAGGTCGTGACGCGGGAACCGACGCGGAACAGCGGCAGCCCGCCGCCGCGGGCGTAGATGAGGACGCGGAACGCCGTGCTCACGCGTGCTCCCGCCGCCCGAGCCGATAGACGTGCTCCCGCCGGGACGTACAGCGGGAAGTTCCACCACTTCGCCGACTTACCCGCCCCCGCGAACGCCCCGCAGTACCCCATCAGCAGATCGGGGATCAGCACGTCCTCGTTCCCTGCCGCCCCGATCATGATGTCGAGGCAACCCTCGGAGGCCACCGCAGGTGCCCCATAGGCGTGCGCGCCGACGACGACCCAGTAGACGTCGAACGGCAGGCTCGCGATGCACTCGGCCACAGAGCCCTTCGTGTTGGAGGCCGCGCCGGTGGTGACGGCGGTCCCGGCGGTCGTGCTCCCGACGCCCCCGCCGTTGTTCACTCCCTGCAGGAGGCCCTTCTGCGGCACCCATAGCATCGGCTAGACGCAGACCGTGATGTCGGCCTCGCGCCCGTCCGAGAGCGTGATCGTCCCCATACCGCAGACGGGCTCGGGGCTCGGGCTCGGTTCAGGTGACGGCGAGGGAGAGGGGCTCGGAGAGGGCGACGGGCTCGGGCTCGGACTCGGGCTCGGACTCGGCGACGGGCTCGGGTCGGCGACGCCGAGGCACATGTCCCCTTCCATCTCATCGCGCGTGCACACACCGACGCCGGGCGCCATGTTCTTCACGTAGGCGCGCACGACGACCTCCGGCTCGTCGGGTCCGCCTCCGCAGTCGAGTTGGTGATGCCCGTTGTGTGTCGGGCCATCCTCGTCCCACCACAGCCAGGCCTCGCCCGCCTCGTCGCCCGGGGTCCAGTAGCCGCGGTCGCAGTCGCCGGGCTCGAGCAGCTCGTAGGGGATCGAAGCGACCGGCTCTCCGTTGAAGAAGAAGTCGAGCGTCGTCCCGTGGGGGAAGTGGTCCGAGCCATCGTGGATCTCGTTCGCGCGCGCGCCCGAACCGTCACCGCAGAGCGGCGCGATCTCCTTGTCCGGGCGCTCGACCCCGTTGCGGTCATTGATCTCGATCGGCACCGGATAATCCGCGACCATCTCGTAATGGACCTCGAACAGCTCGGCTCCCGAACTGAAGAACTCGACCCAGGCGCATGTGTACGCGGAGCGGTCCCCGAAGTCCCACCCCTCGGCCGTGAGGAACCGCGTCGAGGAGTAGATGTCGTGGGGCTGCGGAGCGGCGAGCGTCTCGTTCACGTTGATGTCGAAGAAGCCCTGCGCGATCGGCGCATCCGGCCCGGGGACACCGTGTGCCGGCAGAACCCCGATCCCGAGGGCAAGCACGCCGAGCAGGATGAGAAGTCGCTTCATGGGGAGGGAACCTCCTCAGCTCGTGAAGATGCCGCCGGCGGCGTGCTGGACCGTGACATCGGCGCCATTCGGCGTGAGCGGCAGTCCGGTCGCGGTGTCGATTATCGCGATCAGGAGCGACGTTCCCTCCGTGCCGGTGTCCTTGAAGCGGATCAGCGACTCGACCTGATCCCCCGACAGGTTCGGAAACACCGAGTCGAGCGCGTCGAACACGCCAGCGCCGACCGACCCGACGGTCTTGGTCCCGAGCGCCGGACACGACGCGATCGCCGGGACGCGCGCGGCAGACAGGATGTCGGCGATGTCCTCGTCGGTCACCGCCGGCGTGTCGTCCGCGTGGTCGACGAACATCTCCTTGATCGTGTCGTCGAGGAGGTCGCAGAACGCGAAGCCGTTGTGACCGAAGACGTTGTTGCGGTAGATGTTCGTGAAAGCGTTCGCCACGTCAGACCCCCGCCTTCAGGACTTCGGCCATCTCGATCCGCTGCTCTTCCGTCATGCCGGCAGCGACCTTGCGGGCGCGCTCGACCGCGTCGATCTGGTCGAGGTCCTCACGGATCTTCGCGTGCTTCGCGCGGCACTCGGCCTCGAAGGCCTCGCGCTCGGCGGTCACGGCGATGTTCGCCTCGAGGAGCTCCGCCTTGGCCGCGGCGAGCTCCTCATCGGTCAGGCTCGCGTACTTCCGAGACTTCGCCATCACTCTCCCTTCGGGACGTGCTCGAAGACCTGGAACCTCTGCAGCGGTCCACCGATCCGAATCGTGATGGGCTGCGGGTTCGTCTCGGGGCCGACGGTGATCAGCGGCAGCGCACGGAGCTCGCGGAGGCGCTCGTG